TTATCAACCGCCGCAGTAAACAGAGCCCCCGAATCCATTAGACAATTGCAGTTTTGCAACAAGGGATATTTTGCATCACTTATCAATAGTTTAAATCAAACGCCCGCAAAAAATTTAGTAGAGGCGACAAACCGTGGGTATATAGCCAACAATATTGACATTACACTCCGCACCCTTTTTCCACCGGAGAGCGTGATAAAGCTTGGCGGGAAAAAATATACAATTGCCGCCGTTGATTCGGATAGCGATGAGTGGCATATTGATGTAAAAGTGAAGTTAGAAGATATTATTGACCGCGATAGAATAACCGACCCGAGATTAGCAGCATATGTAGCAGCAAGTGATAGGCCAAGTGCAGACAAGGAGCTTGCAGCGTTGAGACGAGCAGGTATAGCAGCAGGGATTGGTTTCCAGGTCCCCGTTCCTGTTCCTGTTCCAGCTGCAAAGTTGGACACAGGATCTGGTGTGACAGCTCCGGCACCCAAGCCAAAGCTTCTGGCTATTACTGATGAAACTAAACCAAAGCCTCTGGCCATCGCAGACAAACCTATTACTGACGAAATTGTACCCAATCAGCAGCCAACTCCTGAGGCAGAGGTTGAGGATGTGACACCCCTCCTTCTACAAGAAGGAAAACAATCCATTGAATTTAAAAAAGTCCCTATGACAGACCGAAACGTTCGCATGTTAGGCCCAAATGGCCCAGCCACTGCACGATTTAGAACAACGTTAGAACAATTATATAATGTGGTCAACTCTGTATATGTTCACAGTGGGCAAAATTATAGAAATAAATTAGCGCCACCAGGTACAAATGTGGCAATATCGCCGAAGCGATGGACTGACTCAATAAGCAGTCTATATGTAAAGCAAACCGTTACTGACGGCGATTGTTTTTTTGATGCGATATCATGCGCTATAAACGAGTACAACCGCCAATTGCAGGATAAGGATATAACTGAAACAATATATATAAGGGACTCAGACATATCCGGCAAGAATAGTAATGTCATATATGGAATTACGAATGACTTCAATATCCAGGCTCTAAGAGCCACAGTATATCGCTATATAGTCAACAACAATCCTATAAAGGAGCAAATGTTTCGCGTGAGCGCAATGTCCGTAGATGAAGCAAACGATGAGATTGCTCGCCGATGTGATGCCGCGAACCCACCAAATTATGTAGACTACACAAACTGGGTGCGAAATGAACTGTTTATGCGCGCGGGAGACGGCATTATCTATATAGCGCCATTCCCTCTTGACAGCAACACTCCAGACCAGTTCCGCGACGCATATGCTGCGTCAAAAGACACATATAACAGACCATTTGCGAGCTTGGACGAGCAACGGTTGCAAGGTTATATTGAAAGTACAAGTTATTGGGCGAACACTATTGCCATACGGGCGATGGCAGAGATGTTGAATATATGCGCCATTCCAATCCGCATATTGACACTGTACACCGTGGAAGAACAGAACGCAGCATGGGATGACTACAGTAGTACGGACCCCAAACCCCCTGCGATGCCTAACTTGGTTCCACTCATTTCCATTCCAATAGCATTAGACAATTACATTGTGGACCAAGTGCGAACACCAAAACCAAATAAGATTCGCTCGGTAAAATATATATTTTTGAGTGAAACCGGTTCGCATTACGATTTAATAACCTTTGGTGGCAACCTCGGCGGTAGTGTTGGAGGCGTTTTTGCGTTTAATAGCACTAATATGATAGATGCAATCCCGTTATATATAAAAATGGTTGTTTTTGCCGCATTATTTGCGAAGAACTTCATTTCTAACCAGCCGGTTCCTGAGTGGGTTCCCCTCCAAGAAGATATGTATTATATCCTAATATCAGTTCTGGTTATTTTGAATAGAGGTCCTTTCCAGGCTCAATTTTGTCCAGCACTTGATGCGATTTTTTCGTCAAAAAGTTTATTACAGCGCGCGAGAAATGAGAATATGTGCGCGAGGCTACAGAACGCATTCGTAGAAAAGTCCAAACAACCTCCGCGCTCAGATGCTATCAGAAAAATGATAGAGATATTTGGTGTTGTGTACAATGAGACGTTGAGAGAAGTTAACGAGCGGTTTGATATCGGTAACGTACCAGCTGGGTTTAAACCAAAGACGAAAAAGAAACAGCCGATAGGTCGTAGACCAAATACTCGCGCAGAAAGCAATAAACCTGAAGACCCAAAGGTTGGCGGTCAGTATCCACCCCAGTATCCACCCCAGTATTCACAACAAATGTTAATGCCTGGACGAGACATGCGCGATTTGATCAAGCGGGACTCAGAATCATCGCTCGCGTATTATATCACTATTTATATGTATTTATACCCGGGTACCAATCCTCCGCCGAGTAAGTTGCGGAGTTTAAAGTGCGCCGCAAGACGCTTCAAAATATCACAAATTATGTCAAAGATGACCGGAACTGCCCCACCAAGCATAATGCCAGAATACAGTTATTCAAGGCCAGAATTATTTGGCAATAACAAAGGGAGAGAAACAAGAAAGGGTGGAAGAGCCACGCACACGCATGCAATAACAAGAAGACGACGTGCGAATAAGAGAGAAACCAGAAAAAGAGGCAGGCGCACCGAGGCCAGACGCATGACAAGAAAGCGCCTATAATCAAATTATCAAGTATCACAGTATATTATTATGTTATTTCATCATAATAATATGAATATTATCACACACCATTCTACTGACTATAATCGTACTTATAAAAGTCAAATTTAGCGTAGGCCTGCTTTTGCGCCCTTGCGCGATTCTCTCTATTCGCCTTTTCCAACAGCGCAACTGCTGCAGCGTATTCTTGATCAGACACGGTTCCGTCTCCACCGGTGTCAATTAGTTTGTGCAGTAACCTGTATTGATGAGGAACAATGCACAATGAGCTCTCCTCGTTGAATAAAAAGTCAGATAAAATAGTAAATACCGCAGTGAGACCGAGCGCCGCATAAATATCACGCGTACCCATCCAGGCCATGGCGAATATTAAGATCTGCTTGCTTACAGAATATTTCATATATTCCTCGGTTGATTTGCTAAATTGAATGGTAATAAATTTGGAGCCAATGTTAAGCAGAATCATAATAACTCCTGCAAAAAACTTGCTGTTGTTTAAATACATGACATGATGATTAATATATGAGGCGCCATTAACAGGGGTGTAAATATGGTCGGTTTTCCGCCCAACTGTTCTGGTAATAAATTAGGTTGGGCGCCAGTAGGTTGTTGTTGTTGTGGTGGAGGATTCATTGTACTAAAATAACATGTTATTATATTTTTATAGTATTCCGAACTTTCTAAAAAGATTGGAAATATTCGTGGACGTTTTATTATAGAACCCTTCTCCAACCATACGCGTTTGTCTAACCATCGGTCTATAAAATGCGCGCACTCCTGGCGTAAACCCGTCTACATTATGTAGGGAGTTACCATAAGCAAAAAGGATTACCAGTAAAAACAAGAAACAATTATATAGTAAATGCCTCATATATAATTATACACTATAAAATTACACGCTATAAAATTACACGCTATAAAATTACACGCTATAAAATTACACGCTCCAAAAAGGATTTCAATAAGAGTGTTTAGAACTGTGCCGCCTGGTCAGCAAAACAAGATGGGTCATTGGGTTCCACGGCATCAGATTGCTGGCGAGTATCGGCCACACCAATAAGATCGCTTGCGCGTTTGCCCTTTTGCATGACTCTCTCGCGGTCAATTAGGTTAAAACCCTCGCGGGCAACGGGTTTAGTGGCATCCTTTGGTTTAGCATCATCCTTTGGTTTAGCATCATCCTTTGGTTTAGCATCATCCGCTGATTTCTTGCTGTCATCACTTGGTTTCTTGCTGTCATCAACAGGCTTTACAACCGCAGTGCCCATTTTCTTTGGCAACTTGTCGTCGGTCATTGATTTGTCATCCACAGTTCCTTTAGTAAAACCTTCCATGTAATCCACGTTACTTTGGTTATATATCACAATAATCGCCAACACTGCAATTACGCCAAGAATATGATGTGCGCACGTAATTCCTAAAACAAGGAACACAAGCACAGCTCTTCCTAAAGTAGTGCCAACCAAGAAATTAAAGAATCTTGCCTGGCACATCAGAATAACAAGAATTATGGTAGCCACGCCCCCCATGTTCGTTTTACTAAGCAACTTAGAGTCCATATTAATATTCCTATATAATTTTTTTTCATTATAATTTCAGTCGGTTTTTCAAATTATTATCTAAATTTTTAATAGGAATGTCTTTAGCAATGTTCGCAGCTCCATTTAATGACAATAATGACGAATCACTTAATAATGATCAGGATAATAGTCCAATAAATAAAAAACGGCGTACGCATAGTAGAACACAAAAAATCTACCCTAAAGAGAATATTGACAAGAACAAGGTGAACTCCGTATTGAGTCAGATTCATAATACGGATGACGACGACGATGATGGGTCAGGGTACAAGCTACCACCGCAGACCCAATCTGTTGGAGTTCAGAAGACCCAGCCCCTCCCTCAAAAGGAGCAAATGATGAATATGTCGACAAACAGCGACGATATGTTTAGAGCATTAGGGCGTGCACCACAGCCGAGTTATGAGGGAAGTGATAATTTGGACTTGAACGACTACAGCAATTATGGTAACGAAAAAACAAACGACGAGTATTATAAGCGCACCATCCCAGGATACGTCCCCGAAAAATCCGTGACCAATCGCCCCTATTATAACACGGCCAATTATACGATGCCGGTGGAGGCGCCAAGTCAGGACGTCTTGTTGCAAAAGTTGAACTATATGATTTCTCTCTTGGAAGACCAACAGGACGAGAGAACCAACAACGTCACGGAGGAGGTTGTCCTGTACTCCTTTCTTGGTATTTTCATTATTTTTATTGCCGACACCTTTGTCAGAGCTGGAAAATATGTCCGATAGACCAAATATACCAATTATATCAAATATATCAATATATATGTTGCATAAATAAATATATATATAAACCACTTAAACCAAATACGCTATGGTAATGTAACAAAGTATGGTAAAATGCGTCATTATTCACAACAAGCACGAGGGATGTTACGAGTTCCCATATTACGAAGATGCGGCAACAAGAACAAGACTGACATCTATTACAATTAACCCTCCCAAGATCTTCATGTTTGACAGCAGAGAGCAAGCGCAGGACTTTTTTGAAGAATATATTAACGACGTAGATGTTCTTGATAACAGATGTAAGAAGGGTGACGAAGTAGTGCACATTGATTACTGCACCTGCGGAGTTATTGAAATGGATGCAGAGGATAACCCCATCTTGTTTTACAATAAGAGAAACCAGATCTTCTTGATGGATGATGGCCCCCAAGTTTTTATCCCACCACAGGATTTGAAGAATGACATAAAGAATCTCAACCTGACAAACACATTGATGCGCAAGTGCAAGACTTTGAGCAAGGAGCAAAGACGCCGTTACATTGAATTGGGCAAGTTCTGCGAGGAATGTACCGCTGACAAAAAAGCAAGAGGCGAAGAGGCCGAGAAAAGCGATAGTGATAGTGACGTAGAAAGCGTTGGTAGTGCCAAGTAAGTAAATATATAACAAATAAATAGATGTGTATACAATTAATTAATAATAAGCACCTTATTTGCTTTAAATGTGGGATATCCAAAATTATAAAAAAAATAGGCGGTGGGGCTAACGATCAGCGGGCGGGTTTTCAGCATAATATTTTCTATTATAATGTGGTTATCTGAAATGTCCTCGATTGCCGCAAACCCGAAATAGTTTTCAGCGGCTATTTTCCAAAAACTTATCTTGAACCCCTGTATAAATATATTGTCGTCAGTATTTGATATAGACGCAAAGCAGCTCAGTACCTCCATCCCCTTTTCAACCTCAACACACGATTTTCTAAAGAAATAGGCGGCAACGATATTGTCGTCCGCGATTACGATATAAATAAAAATATTCTTGGTTTTAATTAATTCAATAATATTTGTAGTCTCCGTATTGATAATGATGTCAAACTTTTTACTATGTGTAACCATAAAATTGAACAAAAGATGAAAATTTTGAGCATTAACCTCCACTAATTTATATGCCGACATAAGCTCAGCCGGTTTCGTCCAGGCATCCACCCGGAACCCATAAGTTGAATATACGCACAGAGGGACAATCCCGGTCAACTCATCTTCTCTCTTAAACAGTGAAACTACAATATTTTTATTGATGCGCCGCTGGTTATAGTGATGCGTTTGTATGAGCTGCGGTGCAACACCCTTTTTTCGGTGCGCCTTATCAACGCACAAATAGTCAACATAATATGCAGTAAATTTTGCGTCTGCGTCTCCATTATTAATTGACACGTAAACGGGTCTGGATGTCATCGCGCCAATAACCCGACCCTCCGTCACCACAGTGCCTTTTTTTAAGTCCATCATATGATGGTCCTCTGTATAAAGGGATACAAACGTTTTCGCGTTATGGCCGCTCAAATAGGGAACGATGTTTTCAGCCTGAGGAGAGAAGATGTTGTCTTTATTCTGAAGATAGTGTTGCCGAATCAGGGCCACAAACCGCTGCGTCTGCAATGACGTAAGTTCCGAGAACACAATCGTATCTATATTCTTGAAGTTCGTGTATTTGTTTTTCTCGGGCAAATAGTCGTCTATAATGCCTGGTGCCTTCAACATATAGCCAATATCGTACACATGAAATACCGGCTGTATCGCCCAGAATCCAAACTTTACCCTTATGTAAGCGTAAATAAAAATGGTCACAATAGTCGTAAAAAATAATATGTAAGATAAATATTCTAACATATTATTAAGTATGTTTTAATTTTTGTAAAATAACTAACCAACTAACTTGACTTGCATTAATTTTCCGCGGGGGCCACCGCAAGAATAGTCACGCCGCTCAAACTATTTACCTTATCAACAAATCGTGCGACACTTTGGTTGTAAATAGCAATCGCATCGTCCTTGTTTCTAAACACGCCCACGTCAACCTTCTTGTCCTCCAAATCCTTGTAATGAGTGAAAAAGTACCGGATCTTGTCGCGGATAGAGGAGTTAATATCATATATATTTCTACAGGATATATACATTGGATCCACCTTTGTTGAGGGTACCATAATAAGTTTGGGGTCTACGCCAGCGTCATCCTTAGTCTCTAATACCCCCACGAGTTTGCATGAGATATAACACCCCGGGATTAGTTCGTCGTCCATGATAACTACTACGTCAAGAGGGTCGCCGTCCTCGCTCAGAGTATTTGGAATAAATCCATAGTTAAAGCCGTACTTGAATGGTGTGCGCAATATTCGGTCACACACAAGCCCCTTCTTTTTCTTGTCGTATTCGTACTTTACATGGCTTCCCTTTGCAATCTCGATAAATACTTCTAAATTGAAGTCTATTGACTCGGCCCCACGTTGTGGTGTACTTGAAGTATTAAAAATTCCGTAATCAATACCCTCCATAATGATATAATTATGCCGTATAAAAATCACAGGTTTTAATCTCATAAGCGACCCGATTTACTCAAAACACGCTAAAGAAAGAGAATCGTCTTTTTTCCGGTGCTTTAAGCGGGCAAGAATAGACATTAATACGATCGCAAAATCCATATTTTCTTATACGGAATAAGAGAGAAATCTTTATATAAGTTATGCATTACATAAATCATATACATCATAAATTATATAAATCATATACATATTATAGATGGTATACATAAATCATCTAAGATGGTTTGGTAAAGATATACAAATATTGATGCTCATAGGCGCATTTTATCATGTCTATCTTCCCTTGAAGAATGAATCCGCATTCCTGAGCGGAATTAACAATGACCGACGCATCCTCCATGTATAGCGTCTGCTGTTGTTTGCGAACCTTACCATCATTAAACTTAAATTTCTCATCAAATGTGGCAACGTCGCTGCCCTTATCCAAATTAAAATTCGCAGCATATTCAAAGTCGTTGAACACGATCTTGGTTTTGGTAATTCGCTCCTTTGCATATTTTTGCGGCGAAACAATGTAGAGTGGGTTACCCGGCGGCAAGATTGGGTCAAACGACTCTCGGTCAACAATATGGACAATTAGAGTACCTCCAGGCATTAACCAGTCCATGCAGTTGTCAAAGAAGTGTCGCTTGTCCTTAAAATAGTATATCGTAAAATACAAACAAACAATGTGAGTCAACGAGTTCATCTTAAAAAGTCCGTTATCCATTGCATTGCCCACCTGGAAATTCAGGTCAGGGTAGTTTTCCTTGGCCTGTTTAATCATGGAGGGAGAAATATCAACGCCGATAACCTTTAACCCCTTTGCGCTGAGAACGGCGGTTTGATGACCCGTTCCGCAACCAATATCGGCAATAATGCTTGCCTCAGTGGGCGCGCTACTATTTATAATTTGGCCAACCTCAAAATCGTTCTTTAATCCGCTAAAAACCAAATAATCGTAAATGCCAGCATAAAAATCGTCGTATACAGCAGTCCCTTGTTTAAATAAGAACTTGTCAGACGTTGTCATGCCCTCTTTTACCGGCTTCAATGCCTTAAAAAATACCACCATAATTAAAAGGGCCGCTGTAAAGAACAACACCTTTCCAAAATTAGATAACTTTATATAGAATTTAGTCAATGAGTTTAGTGGTTTCATCTATATGTATTGTTGTTATTTTTTTTGTATAGATTCTAAATATATGAGTGATTCAGAAATTAATGACATACGCGGTGCCGGTGATTTTAAAGGCACATCATTTTCAAAATTCAAAAAAACCGACGTGAAAAAGGAGCTGCTAAATAGTCTAATCGCCTCTAAAATAGAGCCGGCATGCTATTGGAGCGCCGAACTAATATGCGCGGGCCATTACGGTGATCTGTGGGAGATTATTCTGTACTTTTACACAAAACACATTCATTTAGGGAACCCTAAAATTGCGATTTATTTGGAGCTAAGAATAAACAACTTCAAGGAAATCGTGAATAATGGCTATTCGGATAATGAGTTGCGAATGAGAAACAACGAGAAAATTCGCCGGCTATTTTGCGAAATCATGTGCATATTATGTGACGCAAAACGCAAACATAGTTTTGATGTAGTCAAAATTAAAAAAGAAGACTTTGATATGATACAGCTGCGCGATAAATTCAAGGCCCCCAACAGCAAATATGCCCAAGGTATCCTTTTGGACGAAGATCCCAAAGAATTGTTTCCGGCAATCAATGAAATAGCATACAATCTTTCGGAAGAGTGTAAAAACACTATGAACGCATGCTATTGGTTGGAATGGATAATGGAGTTTGAAACTATGTGCAAGTCAAAAAAGGAGAAAATCGCGTGTGAGCGGCGAAATTTTCAACAGGTGCCACTTAAATCGCAGAAGGACATCATTTGGATCATATGGGACCTGTTCTTGACTGAATCTGCAAAGCGAACCAAGTTTATAAAAAAAATGATGGACGCACTATTCTCGCTGTTTACACTGAAATATGGACCTGGATGTCAAAGAAAGAGGCGGAATATTCTGTATTTTGCGATTTCGCTGTTATGCGAAGACCTTGTAAGCAATGATGAAATTATACGACCCTCTCAACAGGAAATGGTGGGCAATATTCTTAAAAAGACAAACCTAATTTACCAACAAATTAAGAAGAATGAGGAATCCCCGGGCATGGATTATTTATTTAAGGATGTCAAGTCGTCTAACCTGGATAAAACGATTGAGAAATTGGAGAAGATGAACACATTTGGCGAGAGCTTTATCCCGAGAATATAATGAGAGAAAGACCCATGAACAATTATAAAATATCTACCAATAATATAAATGCACAAGACGTTCAAACGGAAGGGTGGAAAGGGCAAGGGAACGCGCAAAATGCGGACAGACATGTCTTTGGCTGCGTTTCAAAAGGAGATCACGGTTAGATTCCTTGAAATGCTTTTGCTAATAAAGTTGTTTCATTGGAAAACCACAAGTTATCCTACACACAAGGCAACGGATGACTTGTACACGAAGTTCAACCTAAATATGGATAGCTTCGTTGAGATTCTTTTAGGAAAAACCGGCATGAGAACGCAGTTAACAAGTGACAAAACAATACGTCTCAATGATTTAAATTCTATTGAGGAGTTGAAGAGCGCAGTTGTAGAATTTAAGAGTTATTTAGTGTCATTGAATGACAATGCGGCTATGAAGAAAATGCTTAACACCGACTTGTTTAACATTCGCGATACTATTTTAGGGGATATGAACCAATTCCTCTATCTACTCTCATTCAAATAATGATGATAAAAAGGGTTATAATAAAAAAATTAATATATATATTTTTATTATAATGGATAATTCGAATAGTTTATCAAATTCAATTTTACAATCGAGCGACTCATCTCTGCCCATTGCCGCATATGGTTCTACAGACGAAGGCGGATTTTTTGACGGACTCGCCAACATCACCTTCAGCACATGGCTAATCATTATTCTCATTTTAGCATTTTTGGGATTTAATATTTTTGCCTATTTGGCGCGCGGCACACAGGATGTTACCAGCTTCTTTGCCCCCCTTATGGAGAAAATATTTGGCACAACTGCGACTGTTGCGGGTCAGACTGTAAATGTTGCGGCAGAAGGCGCCAAGGCCGTTGTAGGAGGGACCGCCAATGTTCTTGACACGGGTCTCACTGCTGTTCAGGAAATTACACCAAATGGTGCACCGAGCAGCTTACCCAAGCAATCTGTTCAGGGGACCATGCCACAACAAGATGTTACTGCAAACAACGTGCTCAATCGAGCGCTCAACACGTCACAACAAGCACAACAAGGTGGTGCAAATGACGAGTATGAAGCTCACGAGGCCCCAAGCTCAGTCCATTCCGCCGGAAAAGCTGGCTGGTGTTTTGTGGGCGAAGATAGGGGGTTCCGAACTTGTGCAGAGGTGGGTGTAAATGACCAGTGCATGTCTGGAGACATATTCCCGAGCCAAGAGTTGTGCATTAACCCGAACCTAAGGGCTTAAATTATAAGCAAAATATATAGAATATTTTCATTATAATTGCTATTACGTATATTACGTATATTATGTATGTTACGTATATTATGTATGTTACGTATATTATGTATGTTACGTATAATATTTCATTGATTATATAGGCCACCAAATTGCGATTAAACCACTACCGCCCTTCCCACCATAATTATTTGGTGGCGGTGAATCTGTATAACTACCCCCACCGCCTCCACCACCGCCACCATAATTTGTTGCATCTTGACCTGATACACCTGATGCACTCTGTCCTGCACCTCCCACACCGTGTCCAGCTAATCCGCCTAGATTCTGGGTGACATTACCAACACCGCCTCCACCGCCACCTCCGCTTACATATATTGTTTGAGAAGACGGCGGTAAGAATGGTAAATTAAATGCATAACGAACCTCACTTCCACCTGTTCCGGCAAGGTTAGTCGAACCTTGTGTACCAGCGTATCCATCATTCGTGGGTGTTGGAGACCCAATTCCTCCAAGACCTGGTTTCTCTATATTCCCACCAAAGGGTCCTACACCCCCTCCGCCGCCGCCTCCTCCGTATCCATTATATGTACCCACAATACCGCCCGTTTTTTGCCCATTTCCACCCATCCCACCACCAACAGTAGTAGTACCTGCACCTAAACCACCTCCACCACCATAAGAGGTAATAGATATAGACGAGTAACTGATAGAAGAATTTCCACCATAATATCCTACTGCATTACCGCCATCTTGATCCCCTGGTCTTACGGATCCGCCAGCACCAACTTTAAGTGTTATCACTGTATTTGTTGGAGGAGAAAATTCAGTAATATAATTTATCCCACCGCCGCCGCCGCC